CAAATAACGATGGTAAATTTTATGTAGAAAATCGTCTTGGCGCGCAAGTCAAATTTACAACGCACATAGCCGCATGGATGCAAACACCGTAAATAATATGTGGTCCCATTACTGCCCCATCGACCGCGCGTGGATCAGCGTCCTTAACGGCGAGCCATGCAACTGGTGCGATCATCCGCCAGAACCTCAACCCTGTGCCACAATCCCCCCAGAGCCCACTGAGGACTGACCCATGACTGTGCTGTCCACCACCCCGCCGAGCATCTACACCAACACCTCCGGGGCGGCGGTGTTCAACCTCGACCTCAACGAAGCGGTCGAGGAAGCCTTCGAGCGCTGTGGTGCTGAACTCCGCACGGGCTACGACCTGCGCACGGCGCGGCGGTCGCTGAACCTGCTCTTCGCAGACTGGGCCAACCGGGGCGTGAATCTCTGGACGGTGGCGCAAGACACCATCAACCTGACGCAGGGCACCAACACCTACAACCTCCCGCAGGACACCGTTGACCTCTTGGAGCATGTCATCCGCACGGGGGCAGGCAACGTCAGCACGCAGGTCGATCTGACCATCACGCGCATCAGCGTGAGCACCTACTCCAGCATTCCGAACAAGCTCCAGCAGGCGCGGCCCATTCAGGTGTGGATCAACCGCCAAGCCCCGACGCCCCAGATCGTCGTGTGGCCCACGCCCGACCAGACCGGCGTCTATCAGTTCGTCTACTGGTACTTGCGAAGGATTCAGGACGCTGGTGCAGGCGGCACCTACACGCAGGACATCCCCTTCCGCTTCCTCCCGTGCCTCGTCAGCGGGCTCGCGTACTATCTGGCACTGAAGATCCCCGGCGCGATGGACAGGCTTCAGGTGTTGAAGGAGCAGTACGACGCTGACTGGGATCGTGCGTCAAGCGAAGACCGCGAGAAGGCAGCGGTACGTTTTGTCCCGCGTCAGATGTTCATTGGTTAATCATGGCTAATCGCTTCGCAAACGGAAGAAAGGCGTTCGGATTCTGCGACGTTTGCGGCTTTCGTTTCGACCTGAAGAAGCTGAAGAACCTCGTCGTCAAGACCAAACAGACACAGATCAAGGCATGTCCGCAGTGTTGGACGCCGGATCAGCCGCAACTGCAGCTTGGGATGTTCCCCGTAAGTGACCCCCAGGCCATCCGTGACCCACGCCCGGACACCAATACGTGGTATCAGTCCGGCACCAACGGCCTACAACTCACCAACACCAGTGGCACTGGACCGAACCAAGACGGCTTCCCCGGCGAGGGCATGCTGGTCACCCAGTGGGGTTGGAACCCGATTGGCGGTGCAAGAGATTTCACGGACCCGCTCACGCCGAACCTCTTGGTCGGGCGGGGAGAAGTTGGGCAAGTCACTGTTTCCTAACGCGCCTGTTGGCGCTATCATTCACGTGGGCGTAGCCCAAAGGAGTTGAAGATGAAAGACGCCATGAAAGCCCTCCGGGCCCACGCCAAGAAGCCCGCGGGCGTTGCCCACGGCCCCGGTGCCAAGCTCGCCAAGGGCGGTGTCACCACGCAAGCCGCTCAGCAGATGGGCCGCAACATGGCCCGCGTCGCTAACCAAGGCCCGGTCGGGCGCAAGGGGAAGTGACATGAAGGCCAAACGAGTCGCCACGCCCTCTGTAGGCGTCTCCGAGCGCACTCCCCCGCGCCTTGTCGTGGGCGCTGAGTCCACCGCCCCGTGCCCGCCTGCCAAGACCTCCGGGATCAAGGTACGCGGCGGTAAGGCGCAGACCAAGGGCTTCATGGCCCGGGGGCCGATGGCGTGAACTACACTGAGCTGAAGACCGCTGTTGAGGATACGACCGAGAACACGTTCTCGGCCAATGACTTTGCCACGCTGACGAAGCTGGCGGAGCAGAAGATCTACAACAGCGTTCAACTTCCGGCTCTACGCAAGAACATGACCGGCACCATCAGTGCCGGGAATCAATACCTTGCTGCGCCCAACGACTTTTTGTCGGTCTACTCTCTTGCGGTGTTTCCCACGGGCGGCGGTGAATACACATTCCTGATCGACAAGGATGTCAACTTCATTCGGGAAAGCTACCCAAATCCAACGGTCACAGGTACTCCGAAGTACTACGCGCTTTTCGGTCCGGTGTACAACCTGCCAACTGAACTGACCTTCATCCTAGGCCCAACGCCAGCCGCAGGGTTCACTGCAGAACTACACTACTTCTACTACCCGGAGAGCATCGTCACGGCCACTACGTCATGGCTGGGTGACAACTTTGATAGCGTGTTGTTTAACGCCGTCATGGTTGAGGCGGGTCGGTTTATGAAGACTGAGCAAGATCTGATGGCGATGTACCAGAATCAGTTCAACGAATCGTTCGTACTGCTCAAGAACCTGGGTGACGGGAAGAACCGCATGGACGCTTATCGAAGCGGTCAAGTGCGCAATCCTGTGAGGTAAGCCATGCCTATCCTCCAGGGAATGTGTTCTTCGTTCAAGCAGGAGTCCTGGCTGGGCATTCATGATCTTGACACGGACACGCTGAAGATGGCCTTGTACACGGCCAACGCGAACCTGAGCCAAGCCACGACGGTTTACACGACCGCTGGTGAAGTTGTCGGCGCAGGGTACACCGCTGGCGGTGAGATCATCACCGGGGCTCAAGTCCTGCTCTCTGGCACCACGGCGTATCTGACGTTTAACAACCCGGTATGGTCCGGTGCATCGTTTGTCTGCCGGGGTGCGCTGATCTACAACGTCAGCAAGGCCGACCGCGCCATAGCTGTCATCGACTTCGGCGCCGATAAGACCGCATCAGGTACGTTCACTGTTCAACTCCCGGCGGCAACCGCCTCAACTGCGCTGTTGCGCTTTGCATAAGGAAACATCATGCTGATCAAATCCAAGGCCGTCGATACGATGGCGGCGTCCGTTGTGCGCAAGGTCGAGCCGGATGCCCGCGCCAAGGCTGGTGGGGTCTTCAAACTCCAGTGTTTTGACAAGGCTGGCGTGCTGAAGTGGGAGGCGGAGTCCCACAACCTCGTGGTCAACGAGGGCCTTCAGTATATGAACGCCGCAGCTTTGGGTGGCCAAGCAGCCATCACTACGTGGTACATCGGCCTTTACGGCGCTGCGTCGAGCAACAACCCTGCGGCGGGTAACACGATGGCGAGCCATGCGGGATGGACGGAGGAGACGGGCTATAGCAACGCTAACCGCCCCACCTGCACGTTCGGTACCGCAACGACGGCAGATCCTTCGGTCATCAGCAATACAGCATCCCCCGCATCGTTCAACATCAATGCATCGGCAACTATTGGTGGGGCGTTCCTAACTTCCAACAACACCAAGGGCGGGACGACGGGTACGTTGTTCTCGGCCGCCGACTTTGCCGCGCCGGGTGATCGAACGGTGGCTAACGGAGACACGCTGAATGTTAGTTACACTTTTTCCCTCGATGCGGCCTGATTTTCAGCAACCCTGAAAAAGACACCCGTCTAGGCGGGTGTCTTTCTTTGAAGACCATGATTAAGATTGACTTCTCCTTTGACACCCCCCACGGCAAGTTCGCTGATGCACTTCATCTGCCTGATGATCACGGCTTCACAGAGGCTGAGATTGAGGCGATGAAGGAGCAGCGACGCGACAACTGGATTGCTGTGGTGACGGCACCGCCAGCGCCGGAACCTGAGACGACCAAAGAGATTGCCGGTGAGGTGTATCAGAAACTAGAGGGTGTGCCTCCGTCTGGCGCAAAGCTGGTCGAGATCGACGGCGTCTGGTACTACAAGGTATAAGAGATGGCTGACAGGTACTGGGTTGGTGGTACAGCAGCTTGGGACGGCACTGCCGGAACCAAGTGGTCAGCTACGTCTGGTGGCGCTGGAGGGGCTAGCGTCCCTACCAGCGCTGACGACGTTTTCTTTGACGCTGCCTCCACCGGCACCTGCACCATCTCTACCGGCAACACTGGTGCCAAGTCCATCAACTGCACGGGGTTTACGGGGACGTTGGCGGGTAGCGCTGCCATCACCGTGTCTGGTAGTATCACGCTTGTGGCGGGGATGGGATTTACTTACGCCAATACATTCATAA